CGTAAGGCGCGGTCACGCTTGGCCAGAGCAACGTCAGCTCGCGGGCGTCAGGGAACAGCGCGCGGTGGGCGATGGCCTCGCCGCGATCGTCGCCGATCGCCTTCGCGTAGACGCGAGCGCGCAGGCGCTTGGCGACGGTGACCATCGCCTCCGTCACCAGCTCGCCCTCAAGGCCGGGTGCGCCGATGATTCGGGGGTGAAGGTTCAACTGCGCCGGGGCGGTGAGCAGCGCCTGCATGCCGGTTTTCACGCCTGCTTCGTCGGTGCCGATCACGGCGGTGATCGTGTCGGACGGGGTTGCGCCAGGCGCGATGCGTACGACGACGATCGGCGCGGTAACCTGGCCAGCGATGGCGATCAGCGCGGCGCGCAGCGTGCCGCCAGCGCCGGCCTTCTCGATCGCGTCGTCGAGGTTCGTCACTTTGACCGCGGTATCGAGCGGAAATGCGCCAGCAACCGCGTCGGGCGCGGTGGCGACCAGTCCGATGACGGCGGTAGCAACGGTCGCGATCGAGCGGGTCGATTTCTTGACCTCGGTGACGTTGATCCCGTGGAGGAAGCTCATGTGCGGACCTTTCAGGCGAGCGCCGACAGGGCGCGGATGATGGACGAGACGGAAAAGGGAGCGGCGTTCGAGGCGTCGGTACGATGACCGGTGACGGTGATGACGGCTTCGTGCGGGAGTTTTCCGGGCGAAAGCACGACACGGGATATGCGCGCGCGGCCTTCCTGCCGGAGCAGGGCCAGCGCAGCAGCAGCGAAGATCCGCATCCGGCCGAGTTCGTTATTCGGTTGATCGAGCAGTTGGGGGACGAGCGATCCGTACTCGCGCCGACAAAGGCGCGTGCCCAGAGGCGTCCCGAGAATGTCGGCGATCGATTGCTCGAGGTGGTCAGCGCCAGCCAGTGGCTTTCCTGTGGTGCGGTTCATGCCGATCATTGCGGCTTCCCCGACAGCCCGCCGCCCGGCTGGACGCCAAGGTGGACGTGGCTCCTCAGACTTTTGCCCGCGCCGACGACATCGGTGTCGGCGGTGATGGTGCCGGTCGATCTAATATCGCCGTCAACGTTAAGGTTGCCCTTGAACGACAGTCCCCCATCCGCATCGATCCGCACCGATGCGCCAGTAGGAAGAACGGCGGTCAAGGCATGCGAAGCCGGATCGTAACCGATCCGCGCGCCGTCCTCATATTCGGTCAGCGTCGATGTGTCGTTCGCCGGGTGGGGATGTGTATCGCTCGACAAACTGCCGATGATGATTCCGCGTGCGGTATCCGCCTCGGGTGCAAGAACAACGACCTGTTCGCCGATCGCGGGCGGCGACCAGGTTCGCGTAGAACCGGCACGGCTTTCGAGCCACGGGATATCGCCGGTCGTCAGTTCGTCTGCGAATTCAACGCGCGCAGTCCCGGCGACATGATCGACCGATACGACCACGCCTTCGCGCGCAAGATCGCCAATGAGGCGCTGAAACTCGGCAGGTTCGGCCATAGCGGCGACCATGCGCGGGATGATTTTGGAGGCGAGCCCCCGCTCTTGTAGAAACACATTCTACAAGAGCGGGGGCAACTTCAAATCGCTTTAGCCGCTGTTCCCAGCCTCATCGGCAACGTTTGCTGCCGGGGCAAGAAAGGTGACGACGAAGCTTTCCATAAAGCCCACATATTCCGCGCGGATGACAGCTTCCGCATGTGGATCGCTGGCTAGCCGCAGGCTCATATCGACAAGCTTGGCGCATGCGGGATCGTGCGCACCAGGGGTGCAGACGACCCTGCGGGCCTGCTTGAGCTGGCCTTCGAGATCCACGCCGTCGATGAGCGGCGCAATGGTCGAGTTGGTCATGACAGCGGCAATGGCGGCACGTGCCTCAACACCGTGATCACGCGCAATTTGCGAAACGTCCGTCATAGCCACCTCAATTGAACATCGTCGTGAAGACAACCACAGAGCCGGTATCGACTTTCATCCGAAGATCGTTGCCGACGGCCTCGAACGACATCTCCTTGCCGGTATTGTTGAACGGAGTGCCGATCGTCTGAACGACGCCGCCCTGCCACTCTTTGTTAAGGCGGAATTGTCCGCCGCCTATCGGATCATAGCCCGAGACGACGCACTGCCCGCCAAGCCCCGTCGCCGACGTCGCGATCGTGACGACCGAGGTGTTGCCAACCACGATATTGTCCGCCGACATGAAGCCGCCCGTAGCCGCGATGCCGCCCCTGTTCTGGATCGTCATCCCGGCAACGCCGTTGTCGGAAGCGCCGTTCAGTTGGCGGCGTCCACCGAGGTAGGTATCATGGTGCGCGCCGTCCATGAACGTGGCCAGACCGGTGCCGTCGACGAGGTTGCCCTCGTTTCTGGTGATCCGCGCGCCATTGTTCACCTGTCGCATCCCCGGCGTCACCAGGTTGAACACGTTCTCCCGAAACGACAGCGTCCCATTTTCAATTGTGGCGAAGAAGGCGGGATTGGGATTGGTCATTACGCACGCGCAGTGCTCGAACGATGCCGAGGATTCCGCAGCCGTACCCGGATAGTTCGACAATGCCACGAGGGCCTCAGCGTTCACGCCTTCGAACCATGTCCTGATAAATCTGACCTGCGTCAGGTTGTAGCCGCGTAGCGCCGCAGTATTGAGCGCCTCAAAGTCGGAATCCTCGATCGTCCACAACGTGCCATAAGACGCGACGATAACCCCCTGGCCGCCGTATGCGCTGAAGAACTGCGAGTCCGAGATTTTGTTGATGTTCTGGCGGTTGGTCTGCCCGTACGAGCCGGCAAGGGCAAGGATTGCAGTATGCGAGCCGTTGACCGGGGAACCGGAATAGCCATCCCTGATCTTGTTCCAGTTCGTGAATATGAACAGTCCCTTGAAGCTCGCCGCTAGCGACAAATGCATCTCAAGGTTGATGAACTCGAAATACGCGGAATAGTAGGTATCCGTCGACTGAGCGTAGAAGCTCGCGCCCAGCACCCCCGGCAATGCCGAACAGGCGAGGTTTTCGAACGTCACATCGGATACGATACCGCCCACGTCATTGTAAAAGGCGGAGGCATTCGTCTTGTTAACCCACAGGATGGGGCCATTACTGATCCCCTTCTTCTCCCCGCGGATGTGCATTCCCTTAACGACACGAATATTTGCTACGGAGTAGCCTGCGGCAGTCCAGGGCATGAATACCGTTTTGCCTGTCGCGATCGCTGCGTTGAACGCTGCGGTGTCGTCGGTCATGCCGTCGCCTTTGGCACCGAAATCTTTGACGGACGCGACTTCACGGTTCTTGTCCTGCGTGCCGCGAACGACCGCCCCATCGCCGACCTGCCGGAACAAAACGGAGTTCGCATTGGGCAGCACCCACGCGCCGCGGTTGATCGGAACGTGGTCGGACGCGATGACGTCATTGCGGCCGGTGAAGTTGCCACCCATCCATGTATAGGTCGCACCTGTCAGCCCGGAGCCTTCGGCCGGGGCAAGGATGGCGGAGCCGTTGGTGATGTCCGATGCGGCGATCTCGGCAATCGTGCCGTAGGTGGCATTGGCGCGGCCGGTGTCGCCTTTGTCGCCACGGTACCAATATTGCAGGTACGGGGTGATGAGGTTGCGGAACGTAGCCATCGTGACGCGCTTCGTCGCCAGTCCCTGTACGATCGGCAGATGTTCGTCGCCGGTCAGCTGGTCGGCGATCTCAAGAGCGGTGATCTTTGCCATGATTCAGCGCCCCCACGCGCGCCAGCGGAAGCCGCCCGACTCGCTTAAAGCGGAGTTATGATTCTGTGCGAACAGCGTGGCGTGATCTGCAAAAAGCCCAACCTCCTGCACGCTGGTCAGACCCAGATCAGTCTGGTTGAGGTTGCGCGTCATCGTGAAGATCCCCGTGCATTCGTTGGGAAAGGGTGTCGGGAAATTGAGCGTAAAAGCGCCTTCGCTTGGGCGTCCGTAGTCGGCGATGCCCCACTGCTCGATCGTCCCGTCAGACAGGGCACGGTATCCCGCTCGGCTATCGACGACGTAGAGCATGCGGGCATCGGCGAGCGCCAAGGGCGTCACGGCAAGGTTCGATGCGCCACCCGCACGCACGTCAGCACCACTTGCGGCAGCGACGGTCAGCGTCCGATTGGCATCGTTGCGACCGCCGCCCGTCACCAGTCCGCTGCCATAGACCGTGCGGGCAGCCAGCCCGTCGAGCGCTTGACTGATCGACGTGACGACGGCGGCGATGCGTTGATCGACAGCGACGGAGAATGTCGCAATG